TTTTTATTTTTTGCCATTCCCTATCGTACCTAAAGCTTTACCTATTGTCTCGTATTTATTTTCATTTTGTGATTGTTTAGGAGTACAACTTAATAACCCTAATAAAATTAATATAATTAGTAAAGAGATTACAATTTCTTTATCTAGTTCTTTCATTTTTTTGAATTAATATAATTATAAACTCTACCAAATTGTTCATTAATAATAAATAGTTCTCCTTTAATAGTTGCTGTGGTTTCTTTTAATTCAACTACAGATACCAATACCCACGTACTTAAACCTATTAATATAGTTCCTAATGTTCCAAGTAGCCATTTAACATCTATTTTCATTTTTTAATAATTTTCTCTTTAATGGATTGATAAAAACCAATAATCATAACAAACAAACAAGTAAAAAAGAAGAGAGTAATTAAACCTATTTGCATAAATATAGTTATTAATAACGATAATAAATGAAAAAATGTTGATTTAGTGAACTTAATAACTAATTTTGTTATTAGTTTTATACCCATATAGGGTCCTATTTTTATTAAATGATACAAACCATCTTTTGAATCTTTTAATTGTTGAGTCAAACTTTTCATATAATCCCCCTAAAATCATTTGATTTCTCCCCAACTCATACCTTGTTCGTAATCTACTTTGTTTGGAACTTCTAACTGAACTGCCGATTCCATAATTTCAATAATTTGAGCGGCCATCTTATCATCTTCAACTGATATGTCTACCTCATCGTGTATTTGAATATGAGGAATAATTTTATTTTCATATAAAGCTATCATTGACTTCTTAGTCATATCAGCAGCAGATCCTTGAATTAATCTATTTAAAGCTTTGTACGTAAATGCTCTTTTTAATGGCTCATCATATTTTCTTCTAGCTTCTTCTAAAGGAAGAGGTTTAAACACTCCAAATTCAACTGGTTGCCATAAATCAAAATGACAAGCTCTTCCTAATAAAGTTCTAATCAACCCTCTATCATTTGCTTTTCTAGAAACATTATCCATTAATTGTTTTACAAAAGGAGCATTACGATGGTATTGATGTATTAATTTTTCTGCTGAATCTTTCATCAATCCTAATTCAGCCATTAATTTATTTTTACCCATTCCATACATTAAACCTAAATTAATAGTTTTAGCTTGCTTACGTTCAATCCCTGCCATATCAGCAACCACCTGGTGGAAGTCTGCATCTCCAGCTGCATAAGCATCAGCAATTTTATTAGCACCATCTAAATTTTGTAACTTAGCATAATGAACTAATATTCTTGGTTCTTGTTGTGAGTAGTCAAAACTTCCCCATACACAATTTTGTTCAGGAATAAATATAGATCGAATCATTGGTCCAAGTTCCGGATGCCTTGCAGGAATTTGTTGTAAGTTAGGATTACTCATAGAAAATCTTCCAGTCACTGTTCCACCATCATCAGATCGTATTTGATTAATATCTGCGTGTATTCTTCCTTTGACTGTATGCTTAGTAATTGAATCTATAAAAGTAGTATGTGCTTTATTAATTTCTCTTGCATTAGAAATACATTGTGCAAGTTCGTGTGGATGATTAGCTAAAAAATTTCTAGTGAAGCTAGGTTCTTTAGATTTTTCTGTCCTATCATATGGTAAATTTAATTTGTCAAAAGCTTTAGCAACACTTCTTGCTGCATTGATTTCTACGTCAATTCCACATAAGTCTTTGATTTTATTGAGTAATTTCTTTTCTTGTTGTATCAAATTTTTCTTAATTTTATCTGCTTTTTGCAAATCTACTCTTACTCCTTTAAATCTCATTTCTACTAAACAAGGAAATAATTTTGTTTCTAAATCAAAAATAGACATTAATTCTTGTGCATACATTTCCCTTTGCAAACATTGCCAAAGTTTCAAAGTAGATTCAGCGTCTTTTTCTGCATACTGTCCAACATACATTGATGGAAGTCTCCACATATCTTTTTTAGGATCCAATCCATATTCTTTTGCTGCTGCTTGTAAAACTTTTTCATCTTTACCCATACCACAATATTCTTTTGCTAATGAATCTAAACGATAAGATAATCTATTTTCATTAATTAAAGATGCAGCTATCATTGTGTCTACAATCTTTCCTTTAATTTCAATTCCCGCTGCTCTTAACCAACATACGTCATACATTGCATTATGAAAAATAAATGTAGTATCTTCTTTTTTAAATAAATCTTTTAACCAAGAGATAACTAATTTCTTATCCATATTACCTTGTTCGTGACCAATAGGATAATAACCAGACCATCCTTCTACAGCTACGGCTACTCCAGCTATATGTCCACGTCCAACCACGTTCCCCGATCCAAGTTCCATTAGCATTGGGTCATTGGTTTCCAAGTCAATAGCAATTTCTTTATGTCCGGTAAGATCTTTTAATTCATCTGGCATTACCCATTCTGTTTCCGGTGCAAATAATGGTATCTGTGTGGTTCTCATTTTTTCTTTTTTCTCATTTCTTCTATTTCTAATTCACAGTAATGAATAATTTTTTTCAAATCTTCTATTCCGTTTTTATCTTTATATCTCACTACATATTTAATTACATTACCCTGGAAAAAAGATAAGTTATTAGCTGTAATAAATGTATAAGGCTGTATGGTGTGTTTAGAATAATGATCGCCGCCTTCCTGTCGGCTAGAGGGAAATGCTTTTTCTAAATCTGATTTACTGGTCATATTAAATAAGCTCTGTCAAAATTTTTAGGATCTACAATATGTAATTCTCTTTTTGCTCTTGTGATTCCTGTGTAATATAATCTATGAAATTCATCAGGATCATATTGCAAAGTTTCTAATGCAGCATTAGTTAGATCTTGTAAAATTAATACTTTCTCAGCCTCTCCTCCTTTAGCTCCGTGAATAGTAGACATTACTATTCTTGGATTTTTATTAATCTGCTCACCATTAGCTCTCATATTACGGATATAGTTTTCTGTCAAGTGATCCAAACCTTCAAATGATTCATACCAAACTTTATCTGTTAACAAACCATATTTATCCAGACAATCTTTTAATGAATATTTTTCTTCTGAGTGAAATAATTTTCCAGTTCTAAATCCTTGTGCAACATTTGCTCCTAAATATTCGTAAATATTTTTAATTTCTATATGAGTTAATAATGCGCCTTTTCTTAACTGTTCCCAATTATTTAATGCTAATAATAATTTTAATTTAATAGAATTAAATCCTTTATATTGATAATACCATCCTCGTAGTTCACACAACTCTTTCACATCTTCTAGAAAATGATTCGCAGTCGCAAGTACTAACCAATTTCCCTGTGACATATCTACTTGTGTTACATCTGAATATCTACGTAAAATACCTTCTTCATCCCTTGGTTTATATTGTTTATCAAAACGATTATGAATCTTTCCAATAATCTTTTGTGATAATTGATGTATAGGGCCTCCAGGAATACGATAAGACTGCTCTAGAGTCTTTATGTCATCTACCTCTTCTTTTAATGCTATAAAATGGTCTACATCGGCCCCTGCCCACTTAAAAATAGCCTGGTCATCATCTCCTGCAATATATGTTTTTTCTGCATTTTTCCATATTTTACGCACCATTTCCCACTGTAATAATGATAAATCCTGTGCCTCATCAACAAATAATACATCAAATTTAGACTGTATATTTTCATCTATAAAATCCTCAATTAAATCAGTAAAATCTTTCAGGCCTTTTTCTTGTTTATATCTCTTCAATTCTTCTGAAATTAAATATAAAGTATCTCGTTCAATATCTAATATATTTTTTCTTGAATCATAATAATCCAATAAATCCATTCTTTTGACCCTAGCTGTATTAATAATAGTTAAGTATTCATTATCTGAATTAAAAATTCCATCTTCACTAGAATACTTTGCTACTTTAATAGGTATTCCACACTTCTTACCAAAATCAAAATAATTATCTGGTGACATTATTTTTTCTTTAGTCATTCCTAACATTTTAAAAGCATAAGAATGCAAGGTTCTAAAATTTTCTAAATCAGTATCTAAATCTAATCCAAATTTTTCTGCAGCTCTATTGGCAGCTTCTGTTGCTGCTTTCCTAGTAAAAGAAAAATAACCTATTTGCCTTGGTCTAATTCCCTGTTGGATGAACTCGTCCACTAAATTCAACAACGTTGTTGTCTTTCCTGTCCCCGGCGGTCCTAGTATTATTGTTTTCATATTTTTTTATCTTTTTTTCTAAATATTGATTCCTTGTTCTTAACCTACTATTTTTTTCCTCTAAAAATTTTATTCTTTCTCTTAATTTTAAATTCCAATTGATTCCTATTTTCATTAGAAATGTTCTTCCTGGTATACTACTTTTGATACCGAAGCCTCATTTTTTTTCATTGTTTGTATTTTAATCAATCTAGGTCTTCCCCCTTTTAGTTCTGGTCTTATCTCTTCTGCAAAACAATCTAATTGTTTAATTAAATTACCTGTTTTAATTTTATCTAATTCCCAATTATTTTTTTTACAAAAATTATAAAAGTCTTCTATTCTAAAATAAGTAAATATTCTTTCCTCATCTGTATATGGAAGTTTATTAAATACATCTTCCATTGTTCTTGCTGATTGTCTATTGGTAGTCCAATCTTGTAATAAAGAATGTATTTGATTTTTTGGATTTAAAGATTGTAATGCTTCTACTTCTTGTAGATTATCCATTAAAGGTTTTAAATAATAATTCTTCCAATCTTTTGGTTTTGGTACTGGTATAATTAAATTTGCTTGATCTAAACAAGCTAATGCGAACAACCCTGCATTATAAAGTTGTTCTGTTTTTAATTCTATTCTTGATTCACCTACATTTAAAAACCATTGTGGTGGTGTAGATGCATATTTTATTAAATTTCCTAGTGGTGGTATTTGTTCTTCATCATATCCTACACCATATTTTTTCATTCTACATAAACCAGAATTACAAACAGAATTAATAGGTGCATCTTTACATCTATATTTATCGTATCCTTTTCTATTAACTGATTTAATTAATTGTTGAACTTCACCATTACTCAATGGTGGTTTCATATATTCTAAATTTGCTTTTACAATTAAATCTTCCCAGGTATCTGGATTAGATTGTTTATAATAAACAGCTATATTGAATAATGCATTATTTCTAGCCCCCTCACCAAATCCATCTATGGCTAATCGATTTAAACAAGGGGGACCATCAACGAAAGCTTCATCAATTTTTTTCTTCTCCACCTTAATTTCTTTTAACTCTGTTTGAGCATATTTGTCATAGAGTTCAAAAAACTCTTCTAAGGTAGCTGCTTCGCCATCGTCTTTGATTGCATAACGCAATCCTTTCATATCGTTATGATATGGAAGATTTAAAAAATTACCTGTATCTCCACGTTCCACGAGTATTTCTGTTTGTTTAGGAAATATTTCAGCACCTTCATATCCTAAAGTAGATGCCATTTTCTTAAGTGTGTTCTGCATAGTAGATGCAGGTATAAAATCTTTGGTAAATAAAAATACGTGTGCTCCGCCTGATTTAGATCGGCAAACTACCAACGGAAAATTATTATTCCTAATATTATCAACCAACGCTTTATGGTCAAAATTGTACTCATCAATATCAATACAACCCCACTTACAGGTATTAGACTCAGTAATTGGTATAATCCCAAGAGCATTCCCGACACCACGAAGATGATTTTCCCAGAGTTCGTCTGTAACATCCTTTCTAACAATAAATGCCTTCCCCTTCTGTTTACCATTTTCATCTCTATCT